CCCGTCATATCGGAAGGTGATGATGTCTCCCTTGTCGATTTGATTGGTAGTGATGGGCACCGTATACTGAATATACCGACTGTGCTGGGATGGAGCTGCCATGTTACTCTACCTTAACTGGTTCTCCAAGCTTCTTAAGAGTTGGAAGTTTGATTGGTTGTGCATTAAGTTCTGGTTTGGACTTCTCACCAAGCTTCTTCAGAGAAGGCAACTTCAATGGCGCCTGTATTGCAAACTCCGGAACATACTTCTCAACCAGTTCTTTTGTGCGTTCAAAGATTTTATTATAGCTAAACTGATCACGATTTGTAGCAGCGAGTTTCTTAGCCCGTGGTAGCCAATCTTGATACTTTTCAAACGCATGCATCATTGCTGATGCTGCTTGATTGGGGTCTGCCATAAACCATTGGGACTCTGCGAGAATGACATCTTGCCATACAGCGGACGGATGAACATTTTGCAACTCGCCACCCACCAAAATAGCCTCATCACGATTTAAGAAATCCAGATGTCCAGACCAACCGGATGCAATAATGGGCTTTTCGCTCATAGATGCTTCAAGTAATGGCCGGCCAAATCCTTCGCCGTGTGTGAGATTTACGTGCACCTTGATCTTCGGATGATTAAACAGGCTATTCATTTCCTTTTCGCTCAAATCTCCATGTAACAGATAAACATTTGGAGCATTTGCACCAGAGGCGGATTGAATATCCCGTATCTTCTTCAGCAATCTCTCACGGTCTAGAACAGAGAATCCGGCACCACTTGTCTTGAGGATAAGGCCCGGCCGTTTTGAGCTGATCGTGTTCTTGAAGGTTTCACAGAATACCCGAATGAGCATCCCAATGTTCTTTCGGTCATGACCAAAATCTCCGTTGAGCCAATGTCCCACAAAGAGATAATTAAACTTCTCTTTTACCGCAAGAAGCACATCATCCACCGACTCACTAATCTCGGACTGTGCAATCTTCTTGAAGGTATCGGTATGAACGCAGTTGTGCAGCACTTCAACTGGTCGGTCAACCTTGATGGTTTTCACTACCTGACCCTGTTGATTGCGCATTTCTGCTACCGTGGTATCAAACACTCGCTTGGAATGTTCACTGATTGTCCACACAGCATTCATGCGGTTACATCCTTCTATCCACGGCAGACTGCAAGCAGTGGTTTCAATACCGGCGGTTATACCGACATTATACTTACCCATTGCCTCAAACTCATTCGGCACGGTAATGTGCACGAATAGATCGGGCTGGCGGGTGATGGGGTTGGCCTGAGATACGATGCACTCAAACATCCTCTTGTGGTGTGCGTCGTCCAAGTCTAAAGCGTTCATCGGCGTCATTCCCCATGCAAGGGAAATGAGCTTGACTTCATACTTGTCCAAGTCCATGATGTGACTGATAATGTCTCGAGCCATTTCCCCGTAACCAGAACGAGTGGCAAATGGCGCCTTTATTACACATAGCGGTTTCATATTATGCCTTCCATATACCAAAACGTTTACGAGGCTTCCAGTTCTTGAATACTGTGTCGAACCCTTCCATGAAGGTTGTGTTCATTGCTTCAACACTATACCCCTCGGCCAGAGCGTAGTCTCTGCCACTCTTTCCACGGCGCTGGCGTTCTTCTGGCGTCATGTCATAGATTTGACGCAATGCCTTAGCAGCATCTTCCCACGTGCAGCGGTCATCGAAGATATATGGAGTTGGAGGCGATCCAATCAATGCTCGGTTATTTGGGAACAGAGGAACAACCCACTCACCATGCTTCTTATATTTGCCGTCGTGGTTTGATCCCCACTTTGCACCGAAGTGCTTATCCTCGTTGAGATATTCACCCTTTTCATCGACAAACCCCATTTGATCCTGTAGTCCACCCGTGACATTTGCGACTATCATCTTCTCGGCCATCATGCCTTCTAGCGTGGCGATGCCGAATCCTTCATTTGACGCCATATTGATAACAACGTCGCAGAGATTGTAGATGACGTTCAGTCCATGTGGATCGACCTTAGCTTCGTTGAATACGACATATGGTTCAAGTTCAGGACATACACCCTTGATTAGTGCAGGAATGTCGGTGCCGTTGTCATCTACTCGAGCAGTATGCATCAGTAGTCGAGTATTGACTCGTTTATCTTCGGGAAGGGACTTGAAGAACTCCCAAAATGCCAGCACTACATCGCCGGTCATCTTGCGTCGAATATTACGGTTATTGTAGAGCACTACGAAATCAACATCATCATTTCCAAATAGTTGACGCCGGGCTTCTTCAACCTTAGCCAGCTCTTCCTCTGTTGTCAACTTACGGAATACCTTGGGATCGACGCCGTGTGGAATATACTTGACTTGCCACTTTTCAGGCAGCGGGTCTTTCTTCCAGACATTTCGAACGATGTTGTAAGTTTGACGGGAGATGCACGCAATCCAATCGCAGGAACGGTAGTAGTCCTCGTTATACAGCGGGAACGGAAGATCGTCCCATACATGGTAGAATAGGAGAGGCACCACATCTCTGATCTCATGCTCGATCTCATAGAGCCAAATCCAATAACGAGGATCGGTGAAATGCATGATGGCGTCCGGCCGCTCTTGCATCATGAGGAACCGAAGTGTCTGTGGATCGCCGTATCCGTTAGATGGATAGATGCGCAATGAAGCGTCAGGAATACCCAACTCTTTGCTTAAGGACTCGGACGCGTCCATGATCCTACCAGCTTCAGGATGATTGATTGCTGCACCAAGCTGGACCCAGTTATATTTGTGGGCGGTGCCAAGCACGATCTCACGGGATATCACGCCAACCCCCGACGGCATTCTTAAATCATCGCTTAAAAGCAAGATTTTCTTTCGTTGATCTTTAGGAATATAACCGTCTGGAAGCTTTTTTTCTTCAACTTGTTCTGTCGGGGTCATGTTTTCTCCACCCTCTATATTGACTGTATTTTCCATTTACTACCTTCATCATGTTCGCGTGGTCTAGTTGATGTTCTCTGCAAAATTTTCTAAGATTGAATACTTCGTGGATTTGTCCAGTTGGGTCAGCTACCCACCCATAATGTTTTGCTCTTTTTGCAACCAATTCTTCGTTTGACCAAGCTTTAGATACCGATTGAATTACCTTTTTACGATACTCGGGATTTTTCCAGTTTAGTTTTCCTTGCTTGGATTTAAGATCACTATTTGTTGCATATTTGAGTAATCCGGACAACATTTTCTTACGAGTTTCTTCGTCGCTCCAAATTTTCTTATTCATTTTATGACGCCAACGTTTACTACCAGGCTTACTCCATCTAATTTTAGCTCGTTGGCCACACGTATCTTTATTTTGTTGGCCGCCGTCAATCATATTGTAAACGTTTGGTTTTTGAGCTTCAATACAAATATATTCCAATAAATCAAGTTCGTCAGCATCGGTCGCATCACAAACTACCCAACTAATAAAAGAATGTTCGCCATATTTGTTCCAGGCACGCTGCAGATAAACATTCCCATGAGTTCCTCTGCGTAATTTTTTATAATGAATTTTTAATCGGTGATCTGCTTTCTTTGACGCAGTTTGTCCGATGTAGCACTTGCCATCTAAAACGTTCTGAATACAGTAAATCCACATAATTTAAAGACTACCCGTCGCAGACCCACTTACATGCAAAAGGAACAGCCGTTGAATGAGTCGGCCGATTTTTAAATCGTGCCGATTACAATGGTCAACAATCTGTTCCTTTATATACTGCTCTACTTGTATCGTGCCGTAGACCTTTTTAGAACCTTTTTTGTTCATAACCCACCCACCTATACATTTCTATAGTTCTGTATATAAGTAGTGAGCGTTATGGGATTTCATCACTTCTGTATAGCTGCTGGGCGGGCTAAAATCTCTGCCAAAGTCATCGGTCGATACTCGGTGTTTTCGACGCTGATGTTGTGATGACGGTCCGATACAAATAGCCAGTCATACTCTCCTACATATCGCTCGGGGTCAGTCTGTATATTGTTGTGGTGATGGCCAAATAGGTTATACCTACAAAATCCGGTCTTGTTATCAAACTTCTGCGGTTCGTGGCTCAAGAGTATAGGTGTCCCATCCACATAAATGACCTTACTATCGGTTTTCCAGCTCTTGACATCGCTCCAAATGATATCGAAGAACTCCCTATACAGCTTTCGGTATTTACCACCTTCTACTGCATTCTTGTCATGGTTACCCAAGAAAATGTAGTGCTTACCTTTCGGCCGCCACCCACAGTTTGTTACGAAGCTAGCGTTAAAGGTAAAATCGCCTAGGTGGATGATCGTCTTGCCTTCTTCATCGGCCTTCCTGAACTCTGATAAGAGCTTGTAGTTCATTTCACCTACGCTCTTGAATGGACGCTGGCAGAATAGAATGATATTTTCGTGACCGAAATGTGTGTCACTCCAAAATACTGTGTTATTGCCGTCAAATACATCGATCATGTTATATCCACATCCCCGTGCACTGCGGATCGTGCAAGTTCACGCACGTCGATATTGTCAACAACAGCGATAACACGCAGTGTGAGTTCTAGACGTGCGATCTTGTTTTGAAGATCAATTACAGCATGAAGTGCGTCACTGTCACATTCCTCAAGGAGTGTGATGAATTCTCCGCCTCGAGCAACCGTGCCACATGCTGCAAGTCGCATACGTTCCTTATCAAGTTCATGGGTCAGCACCGCAATAGTCCCACGAGCCGTTTCAGCTTGTTTACGGAACACTCGAGCTTCGT